AAATCTTTTGAAGAGTTGGAAGGTGGTATTGGTAAGCAATTGTCTGAATGGATTTTAGCGTACCAACACGATGTAGAGAAATTACTTCAGATTACAGGCATCACTCCAACAATGGCTGGGTCTCCTGCAAAGGGAGAGAAGTTAGTTGGTGTCGCAGAAATGGAGGTTGAAGCAACTAATAATGCTTTGTGGCCATTACAACAAGCCTTGGAGCGTTTGAAAGTTAAGGCAGGTCAAAACATTGCCCTTCGCGCTATGACTACCATGCGTTTTGATAGAGAGGTAAAGGATTATTACGCGGAAGTATTTGGCAAAACATCTATTGACTATTTAATGCCTGCTGCTGATTTCACTCTAGACGAGTTAGGAATCTCTTTAAGTAATAAGATATCAGCAACTCAGAAGTTTAAAATTGCAGAGGCGGCAGAAACTGCTCTCAAAGTAGGTCGCAATGGAATGCCTGAAATTGAACTCTCTGACTACACTATGATTTTAGAGATGTTAGAGAAGGGTAGATTGAAAGAGGCTACTTGGTATTTGACATACAAGAGTGCAAAGAAGAGAAAGTATAACGATGAGATGGCTGCACAAAACCAACAGGCACAAGCACAATCTCTTCAAGAGTTAGAGTTGATGAAACAGAAGGGTGAGATGGAATTATTGCAGATGGCTGCAAAGATTGAAGTTGAGAAAGAAGCTGCTCTCTCTAACATTAGAGTTAAGGAAAAACAAATGATTATTGCCGCTGAAACTCAAGGTACAATTGAGGAAATTAAAGCAGAGGCATACTTACAAGAACAGACCGGTGCAGAAATCACAGGTAAGTTCCGTAAACCAAGCGCATAAACACAAAAACAACATATAATGGAAAATCAAGAACAAAGTACGCCTACAAGCATTTTTAGTGCCTTAGGTTTGGAGAACCCAACTCCTACACCGATGCCTTCAGTAGAAGAAGCACCTGCATTTGAACCAACGCCAATAGATAACGGTGGTGAACCTGCTCCTGCACTAGAGCCTACTATTAATGAGGATACAACCTTTAAAGCGTCTGACTTAAAGGCAATCTTCGGAGACTTTGAGTCTATTGACTCTATTAAGCAAAAGTATTCTACCTACGAGGAAAGAGCGAGAAAGTACGAAGAGTATGAGCCTCTTATCTCTCAACAAGAAACTTTAATCAAAGAGTTAGAGTCTCCATTTGCAAATGAAAAACTTGCTAGTCTTAACTCGTTTATCAGAAACACAGGAGTTAATGACCTAGATGTAGCCAACAAATTTGTAGGTAAGACATCTGAAGAGATTAAACAAAACCCTATCCAAGTCATGGCACTTGCTCAAGTTATTCAAGAGCCTGATCTTTTGAAGAATATGTCTTTCGAAGACCTATGTGAGGCAATCGCTGACGAGAACAATACCTACGCTGACGTTACTTTTGAAGACGCTCCGAAGGTGATGAAGATGAAGATTGGAAAAAACATTGCTGTAGTAGAAGAAAAATTACAAAATATTGGACAGAATAAAGATTTTGTTGCATCTTTGCGTAACCAATACAACGAGTCTAAAGAGACTGTTGCAAAGGCAATCCAGGAATGGAAGCCTACAATTGAAAAACTGACTGATTTGAAAGAGGTGGAGTATGACCTTGAGGGGTACAAAGTGAAGGCGCAGGTGTCTGCGGAGACCCGAACTCAACTCCAAAAAGAGATTGCTAATATCATCGCTTCAAATCCATCTTTACCAGACGATCAAAGTATTGAGCTTATAAACACATATGTTCGGAGCCGAATAGAAAATTTAGAAGCAGCCAATATTTATAAATCTCTTATCACAGCCGCTAAAGGGGAGGCCCTAGAAAAATCGGTTAAAGAGTTTCATAATGGGTCGCCTGTTGCTAGACCGGAAAAGCAGGGTGGAAGTAATGAGAAGAGTCAATTGTTGCAATACTTTGAAAAACAGTTGTAGAAGTTAACAAAACAATTTTTACTAATTAATATTTTACCAAAATGGCTTTTGGAACATCTTCAAATACTCCAGTAGCGTCTTCAGCAGGTCTGAATGGTTCGTTACTATCTTTATTTGACGCGAGTTACACTACAGGCTTATTAGTGCCTCATTACTTGCGTACTCTTAAAAACAAATTCGGTGACAACGGTCTTTCTGACTTCCAACTTTTGATGGGATTAGGAATGAAGCGTGGTGTGCAAAACGTAACAGGATGGCACTGGGAAAAAGGTCTTTATGACGCTCCAGTTGTTGTTGATGGAACTATTGCTGCTCCAGGTGCAGGTTTGCCGTTGACTTTCAACTCTGATATTGTGGCTGGTGGTGCTGTAGCCCCTGCTAACTTGTCTTTCCCATTCGTTGATCAACCTGCAACTTACACTTACGCTAAAGTAGGTCAAGTGTTGATGAACACTAGTGTTGCAACTTTACCAATGTATGTTGTAACTGCTGTTACAGGTGTTGCTGTAACTATTCGCCCACTTCTTTCTACAACTAACTCAGCTGCTACCGCAGGTGATATCTTCGTTGTAGTTGGTTCTGCATGGGACGAAGGAACAGACCAACCAACTTCATCTCAATCTTTCTGGACTAAGTACACTTGGAAGACTCAAATCTTCAAAGAGACTTACCAACTTTCTGGTACTCAAAAAACTAACGCTCCACAATGGATGGAAGTTGAGTACGGAGATGGCAAGACTAAGAAGATGAACGGATTCTTCTACGAAGGTCAAGACGAGGCTGAATATCGTTTGATTAAGCAAATCGCTTTGTCAATGATTTTCGGACAGTCTCAAACTAACTCAGGTGTTCCTCAAACCTTCTCTGGTCTTGATGCTGAAATCACTTCTCGTGGTTACACTCACAGTGTTGGTGGTGCAGGTAACTTTGATGTTTCTGACTTCCGTACTATTGCTAACGTAATGAGCCGCCGTTATTCAAGCAACTTGTTCTTGTCTTGGTTGACTACTGAATTGTATTCTGAGTTAATGCAAGATTTGAACAGCGCATCTGGATCTTACATCCAAAACGCTAACTTGGTTAACGCTACAACTCAAGCAATTGCTGACGTATTCTTCGGTGGTAACATGGAGCAAACTGAGACTTTGTTCTCTACTTTCTCTTGGAACGCTATCAACGTAGATGGTTACAACTTCGCGTTAAAGAACGCTCGTTTCATGCAAGATCCTGCAACTACTGCTGCTAACACAACTTCACAGTTACGCCGCCGCGGTTGGATTATCCCATTGAACAAAGTTCAAGATGCTGAAGGAGTTCTTCGCAATCGTATCGAGTTGGTTTACAAGGAGATGGACGGATATAGCCGCTTCATGGAAATCACAGACGATGGTCGTGCTTCTGCTCGTAAGATTGGGCCAACTGACGTTGCTCGTCTTTACTTGTCATCTGACCTTGGATTTGACTTCTTCACATTGGAGCAATTCACTCGTATCACAGACTAATCTTAGTCTAAAAATATGTAAAGAGGGGAGGGAGGAAACTCTCTCCCCAATTTACTAAACACACACAAAAACAACAATAATAAAAATACAACTATGCTATTTCAAGATGGCCAAAAATTCATCCTTGATGAAGAGGATTTGAATCAGTTGAGACAAGCGTTTCCTGATTACATGAACAAGAATAAAATTCTTCGAATTACTTATAACGAGGGAGTTGTACAAAAGATTGAAACAAACAATCCGGCATCACCTTTCGTTTTCTCAAAACCAACCCATAATATTTTACTTGTAAACAAGTGGGTGGATAATGAAACAGGAGAGCAAAGAGAAATTCGTTTCTCAAACCAACCTGCACGATATCGTGGGGATGGATCTTCTTACTTCGCAGAAAAGAATATTGTAATAGACACATCGTTTATTTTCAAACCGTCTGAAGACATTGAACTTCTTTGGTTCTGTTACAACTTCAGCAAGTTGTTTGCTAATGGAATTAAAGGAAATGATATTTCTCCATTCCGTTTCTTAGTTCAACACGCTGACGCTACAACTAAGGCAAATGATGTTCTTGCTGAAGCAAACGCTAAAGTTGCATTGTCAAACTTGTCAATGGACAAATTGATTTCTTTTGCTAAAAACTACGTTGCCCTAGAAGAGGATGATAGTAAGGAGATTATCCTCGCTAAATTGTTCTCTACAATGGATGGCAACAAGAACTTCAAAAACACAGTTATTAAGCAATTCACACAGCATGAGGTTGAATCAGATGCTGAGGGTTTAGTTAACAAGGCAATTGCCGCAGGTGTTTTGAAGTCAAACGAAGACGGAGATCAGGTGGTTATGGTGCTTAACGGTAAAGAAACCATCGTTGCTGACATTCCTTTTGACGAGAAAGGACTTCTGATTACTTACGTCTCTAAGGAGAAAAAGTTGTACAATCAACTGAAGAAGGCTTTGTCTTAAACAAAAGATACAAATAATCTGAAATGGGGTACAGTTTGTACCCTATTTTTTTTATCTTTGTGTATAATTCGCAAGAAAATGGCAACTACTCTCAGTTTTAATGTTTCTACAAAAAAGTATCAAGGAACAACTTCTCCTTCTGCAACTATTTACGCAAAGTTGTATGATCCGGCAGGAAATTTAATTTTAGACAAAAGCGTATTAGGTAACGCCTTTATTACAGCGTCAACCACTTCCGCTTTATATAATTTACCATTAGACACTTCGTCTAATGTTTTGCAAGGCGCATACACTTTTGAGTATAGCACAGTTGCCGGAATGGGTTCTGGAGTAACAACAGCTATATATAATTATTTAGGTGTTGACATTACTTGCCAAGAGTTCAATGTAACAAACGATTGTAATTTCTATCCTAACGGACAGATTACAGCAACAGATACAACTAACTATGGCGACTGGACAGTGTCAAGCAAGAGCATTAAATTGTATTTCCCTAACGGTCTTTCTCCTGCTCCAATTGCTCCGTATATTGAAACAACAACAGCGTCAACTCTTGTTGTAAACACATTGGCTACAGGAATGTGGACAGCGATTTTAACGGCAAACTTAACAATTACTCAAGACGATGGTTTGGTTTTAGTTGCTGTGTTGACAAAAACATTGAACCACAACGTAGCGTGTAACTCTCAATTATGTAGCGTGAACTCTGCCCTTGACCAAATCACAGCGGCTTACGCAGCGGATGTGGCTTGTGGTTCAACAACACCTCGTTACGCTCAAGAATTAACTCTAGCAAATGCTTACTATACCCAATATCAAATTGAAAGGTCTTGTGGAGACACTCTTGCGGCATCTGCGTATGCTGATAAGATTACTGCTCTCGTTGGTCAGTCACACTCTTCTTGCGGTGGTTCTTGCGGTTGTAGTGGTTCTAGTTGCAGTTGCGACACTTCTTGTGGTTGTAGCGGAGAAAATATCACGCCAGAGTGGGTTAACAATACGACAAGTGATTCAGGATACAAATCATATGTAGCCTTAATATCTCAAACAGGAACAGCGGCACCGACTGCAACTGTTTTAGAAAATAGTTTAGGTGATATTGTTTGGACAAGAAATTCATTAGGTATATATTACGGAACACTTACAGGAGCATTTCCTTCCGCAAAAACATTTGCAAGAGTTAATTCTTCAGTAAATTTTGGAACAACTGTGAGTTGCTATAGATTAAATGACAATATTATTTTGTTAACTTCTGTGGCTAGTGACTCTCAATTGTCTTTAAATCCTATAGAAATTAGAGTTTATAACTAATAGAAGATTATGAATCTTAACGACATACTAAATCAAGTATATAACAAGATTGGTAAGGATGCTTACGGAAATCTTATTACCCCCGAAATTTACAACGAGGCGATTGACTATGTCAACATAGATAAGATTAATGACTTCTTAGAAGTGTATGAAGAGAATCAAGAAATAACAGATAATCTTCGTCCATTTATAGTTACATTAGGTGATAACGGTTCTACTCCGTTAGCACTTGACTCTTATGGGTACGGTATTCTTCCAAGTGATTACTTGAGATACGGAAGAGCGAGTCGCTATGATTACGAAAACACTTCTACCGGATCTAATCAAATTTATCGTCATATTGAGATGTTGTCGAATAAGGATTTTTCTTATAGACTTTCTACATCTTTATTTTCACCGAGTTTTGCTAGACCAATTGCAACTATTCAGAATCAAAAGATTTTGATTAGACCTCAAGGAATTCCAACAATAAATTTGACATACGTTAGATATCCGAACACGCCTGTGTTTGACTACGATATAATTACAGCGACAGGAATGCCATACTATTTGGCTCCAGGCACTACTCATAGCAATTCAGCAACATTAACTTGCAATCCAAATTTCTCTCCTGGTGACCCAAGTATAAGTGTTGAGTTTGAATATACGGATGATGTTTTAAACGATATTATAAACGAGTTGACTAAATACTTCATGATTAACTTGAAGGATCTTAACTCACTCGCGGTTATAGACATTGAAAAAGGATTAACGCCATGACGAAAAGACAACTTATAGAATTAATACAAGAGCGTCTTGCATCGGGTGATGTGCCAAACGATATTTTAGGTCGTTATAAGTACAACACTATCGCTGCTCTTTTGGATATTGTTTTCCAAGAGGCTGCAAGTGCTGACAATGAGTTGACTCAAAACATGGCAACACCATATGTTGTAGGGGTTACTTGCGCTAATGGGAACTACACAAGCGTTTTGCCTGTTTCTCCAATTGCAGGAAACAAAAGCGTGAAGTATGCAACTGACGATTGTTGTAATAACTACTTCGCTCGTCAAACTGAGGATCAAAACATTTTCTTGAAGACAATTAAGAACATGGCAAAGCCTGAGTTTTATGTTCGTGGTAAACAAGTTAACTGGACAGGTAAACCTCTATCTGATAATATCACATTCTACATCATACCATCCTTCTTGGATTCGGCAGAAGATGACGAGGTGGTTATGCCGTCAGCGATAGGTCCCATCTTTTCTCGTGTTGTTGAATTAATCAGAGCGACAGATGTAAGACCAGAAGAAGTTATTAATAATACGGTTGAGGATAATAATCCAAGACCTGCTAACTACTCTGTATAATGGAAGGTACTCCAATTAAAAATATTGAATACGTTGTTCAATCGTCTTTGAACAGGGTAAAAGGACAGACTGCTGAGATTCCTCGCTTGGAGCAGATTGCTATAGAGTGGATGACAGAGGTTGTTCGAGGCACTACTGCTTTCCCTTGCATGAAAGTTGCTCACTTACGAGTGAATAGTTTAATGCAGGCTCCTTTGCCTTCTGACTATATGAGATATTCAAAGATTGCCCTTAACTATGGGGGTCGATTAATCACTTTAGGTTTGGATGTTAACATGAACATCCCAACCACAATGCAGGCAACAAACTTTGAACAGATTAATAACAATACAGAATCTACTAACCAAGGTGTGTTCTTTATTAACCACACTTGGAGAGGAACTTACTACCCTGCTTTGTTTGCATTGGGAGGTGGCTTTAATGAAGCTTATTACAGAATTGATCCTACTAATACTTTTATTCAATTAAGTAATGGTGTAGATAGTGGAGAGGTTGTGTTAGAATATTTGAGTACAGGAGTAGATGTAAACGCTCAAACACTTGTGCCGCCTTATTATATTGAGCCAATGCGTAATTATATCATTTGGCAATTAGCAGAATTTGAGCCTCAGAAATATCCTGTTAACGCAAAGGATAGAGAGCGTATTTACACAGAGTCTATGGCAGACGCAGCAATGGCTCAAGGAAATACAATTGATGAGATTTTGGACGCATACTACTCTGCTCCAGGACTAAAACTACGATAAGATATGTATCAACAAGGAGTATTTTTTTACGGAGGTATGAATACTGACGATGAAAATCGTCTTATCTCTAATGGAGACTATCGTTCAGCAATGTTTTCTAGGAACTATGGTGTAAATGCTCCATCAGAGGGTGCTTTACAATCCATGACAGGTAACCTTATACAAAGTAATCCTAACCTATCAGCTGGAACGAATATTATTATCGGAGCTTGTGAGGATGTTGAGCATAAGGCTTTAATTATATTTGTTTATAACGATCAGGATAATCACTCTATTTGGAGATATACTGTAGAGGATTCTCAGTACGAACTAATACTTCAAGACTCAATATTAAACTTCCAAAAAGAGAATCAAATTTATCACGCAGCGGTTGTTAATAACTTGTTGTATTGGACAGATAATTTCTTCAATAGTTATACTAACAGTCAGTTTAACCCTCCTCGCAAGATTAATATCCAAAAGGCAATTCTTTACACCCAATCGGGTGGAACAGACCCTGCTGGATATTCAGAAATTACATTTAATAATTTAGATTGGATTAAACACCCACCTCTATTTTCTCCGACATTCACATACGATTCAGACACAACTGAAAACTCAAATAATTTAAAGAACAAATTGTTTCAATTCCGTTATCAGTATGTGTATGACGATAACGAGGAATCTGCATGGTCTCCTATCTCAGAGATGACTCTACCTACTGCATCCGAATACATTGGACAAACAGTAAACATAGATCCGTATGTTGACAACACTATTCGATTAGAAATAAGCACAGGGTCTTCTATTGTTAGACTAATTAGAGTGGCTTATCGCATTGGAAACACAGGTGAGTTTTTCTTGTATAAAGAGTACGATAAAAGCCAATTGGGATGGGGTGATTACACCACAGATATAATCAACTTTAAAAACGAGACCTCTGGACCTGCAATAAGCAACTCCGAAAGAAATTATGACTTAATCCCTCAGATTGCAAAAACAATCGAATATTTGCCCTCTAATGAGTTTGCAATAGGCAATTACATCGAAGGATATGACAAGCAAGAAATAACCGACAGCGATGTTGCTTTTTCTGTTGAAAGGTATGCTATTGATGATACTACTTTTGCGTATCCATTAGCGGCTTTTTATTGCGATTATACTGGATCTACTAATAATTTATACATTTCATTTAACCCTGTTGCCGACTCATTTACAAAATACAGATACCAAGAGGGAGATGTTTTAATATTACAATTAAAAGATTACAATCCTGTTTTAGGAAATACAGTATCACCTGACCCTACAATTTATTTTACTGTTCCTTTAATCGACCCAAATATTTACACTACCGACCAATTGAAATTATACGCTTTATGTGTAGAACTTCAAAATTATTTAGGTACATACGGCATACTAAGCACTGTTATGGCTGCTAGTTCATGGAATCCGGCTGTTACATGGCCGACCCTTAAAGTTACAGACAAAACTTGGTATAACAGAACAGCATCTCAATTAACTCAAGATACCAATGGGAAGATTATCGTATTAAGAGAAAATAAGTCTACAAGAACTTTCAAGTCAGGGGCAAAACACGAGTTTGCATTTCAGTATTACGATAGAGCAAATAGAGACGGAACAGTTTTAACAGTTCCTGCTGGAGAGGTTTACGTTCCTTTTAATACTGATTTGACCGAAAATCAATTGAATGGTCCAAATGGATTATTGAAAAAACCTTATTACAACCGAATTAATTTATTGTTGTCTAGCACTTTTCAACCACCAATGTGGGCAGATGCTTATCAAATACTTTATAAGCCATCTATAAACATTTCAAATTTTCAGCAAAGGTCCGTTAAAGAAGTTA